CGGACGCCTTCGATGTAGTCGGGATCATCGCTGATCGGAGAGCGGTCGAGGAAGTCGGCATTCCAGCGAGTCGCGGACTTCTCACCGGTCTTCTTGATCAGAACCGGACGCCCTTCGAGGAGATCGCAGATGTCCTCACCGATGTCCTCGTCGACCATACGAGCCGTGATCTGCTCGTAGAGCTTCTTCTTCGCACGCAGGATCTTGATGTTGGGATGCGCCGCGGTGCCGATGTCATCGTCCTCGCCGCAGGGGATCACCGGCATCCAGTACTCGGTCTCCACACTGAGCGCCTTGAACGCGGCATCGCGCTCTTCCTTGCTGCCCGTGGTGCTGATCTGATCCTTCCAGTCCATCAGCGGACACTTCAGGCTGAAGGTGCGTGGGCAGGTGGTTCCCTTGTTCAACTTTCTGCCGAAGAGTGCGAGGTATTCGACTCCGGGAGTCTCGCCCTCCTTCGCGGGGAGGATGCGGAAGATCCCCTTCGTGAATTGACTGTTCTTGATGATCAACCCTGTGCTCATCGCCTTGCGCTGGTTCAGCAAGCGCTGACGTAGTCCGGGGTCGAGTTTTTTACCTGGGGTCTGAGCCATGTTTGGCCCTCCTTGTTGTAGCGTCACCGTGTAGGACTACGTTTGCCGGTTTTGGGACTAGGCCCGGGTGGCATCTGAGTCGCTGGTGAGCAGTTTTCTAAGAACGTACATGCGGTGCTCGATCGCCCCGCACGTAGCGCGGAGGTAACCGTAGGCCGTCTTCGCGTCACTCAACTCTTTTCTTTTGCTACTGACGTGATCATCAATATCGACCCTGCTCCGTAGTACAGAATCAGTCACCCGCTCATCTTCTTCCTTCAAATACTTGCCATAGATCAGAGAGGTTTCCGCCTCCAGCTTCGCCAGCTCTCGTTCAAGATCACGGACCCTGCCGCCGGCCCGCTCCATCTGGTAGGTCCAAAACGCCACCCTGCCTGGACCCCGCTCCGCTGCGGTCCGTAGTGCATCAGGATCGGTCGGGATCTCCAGCTCTCCGGCCAGCTTCAGCCGGACCACTTTGGCGTTCTCCAAGACCAGCACGATCTCTTCGAGGTCGGAGAGGTAATCCTCCCCGTGCATCTGCATCGTCGCCGCGGAGACCTTGCGCGTGGGACCGCTCATACTTTTCCTTTCGACTTCCAACGGAAGCCACCACACGAAACCTTCCGCCCCGGTACGTGCTCATACAGCCTTACTCAGCAACAACCTGTCCATACTCTCGTTCAGCTCAGCCCAGGTCGACGGCTGCCTGAGCTGTACAATCTTGCCTTTCTCGTTGGGTCCGAAAAAGGGTGCATCGTTCTGCTCGTTCAATTCGACCACGAAAGGGTCGTATTCCGAAAGAGTGCCCCAGCTATGACCGACATCGCACTCCGCCACGATCGGCACGTCGAGCCAGCTCCAGTCGATCCCTGGCAGTACCTCATCGGATAGGAATTGAATATTCTCCATGATCTCCTTCGCCAACTTCGAGACCACGAGAACCTCATCCAAGGGGCAATCGAAGACGATGCTGTCGTGGACCGTGGCGATGACTACGGAACGGAACTTCTCCGCCTTGAGGACCCGGTTGATCAGCACGAGGGCCATGAGCGTCATATCGCCGGCTCCGCTCTGGATCGGGAAGTTGATGCACTGCCGGATCGCCCGTGCGGAGATCTCGCGGTCCTCGCTCATCACCTCGGGCACACGGCGATGGCGACCCGTAAAGGACTCCAAGTACCCCAGCTTCCGGACGCTGGCTTCCAGCTTGTCCATCCCGGCCCTGAGATTCGGGTAGGCCTTGAAGAACTTATCAATGAACTCGGCACACTCATCCAAAGTGACGAAGACGCCATCCTTCTTGAGCGTGCTCTGGAGCGCTGGAGGGCCGCCGCCGTAGAGCACGCCAAAGTTGACCCGCTTCGCCCTGGTACGCCAGGCCTTCTGACAGAACGGGGTGCCATCATCCTTGGGCAGCTTCTTGAACTCGGCCATGCTGAGGCCTGCGATCACCGACGCGGTGAGAAGATGCAGGTCCTCCTTGTTCGCATAGACCCGCTTCATCAGCGGTTCATTGAACCAGGCCGCAGCGACCCGCAATTCAATCTGCGAGAAGTCGACATTGACGATCCTGCCTTCGGTCCCGAACCGACTCACATAGCACTGCTTGATCGTGCCACCGCCTTTGTTGGGAAGGTTCTGAAGATTGGGATTCGAGGAGGAGAGCCGGCCGGTGACGGTGCCGTGGATCCAGAACGATCCGTGGATCTTATCGATCGGATCCAGCATGGTGAGAAGAGGGACTACGAAGGTGCCATGGAGCGTCTCCGACTCCCGATACTTCAGAACCAATGGAGCGAGGTCATTCTTGACGCGCTCGTATTCGTGAAGCACATCAGCCTTGGTACTGAAAAGATCCCACTCCTTCTTTTCAATAGCTGCGTTGACTAGCTCAGCATACTTCTTCTTCGGGGTCCCTTTCGCCTTCGCCTCCGCTTCCGCTTTTCGGTACCGGGCCAGCATCTTCTCGTACCCCATCTCGGTCATCTCAACCGGGCGCAGCTTATAATAATCGAACAGGATCTTACCGAGCTGCTGCCCACTGCCCGGATTGAAAGTAAACGGATCCGCCTTGCGCTTCCCTGTCTTCCCCAACGCGCGCTGATCCTGTTCAAACTTCTTCACCATCGGCAGCGCCGCGATCAGCTTCATCGACTCCGCCATCTCCTTGGTGAGCTTGGCATCCAGCCTGGCGACTACAGCAGGGTCGACCTGAGCACCGGCGTACTCCATATCGGCCAGAGTTTCGGAGAGCACAGGGAAGAACTTTGTCGCCAACGCCACGAACTTCGGATTGTTCTTGAACTCGGGCTGGTTCCGAATCGCGGCGTCGACACGCCAGGTGACATCGGCGTCCATCGCGGCGTACCGGAACAGGATGTGCCCGGGGATGTTGGCATAGCTGCCACCTTCTTCGGGGTCCGCGTCGCGGTGCGCCTTCTTGTAATCATTCAGTTCTTTATCGTACCCGCCCATTCCGGTGTATTCATAGGCGAGGATGTCGAGACCGTGGGTGCCGCGCTTCTCGTTGATGACGAGATGAATCATCATGGTGTCGCGCTGCGTCACCGGCAGATCGACCCCGAGGGCTGATTTGATGTGCTGCCGATCAAACTTCTCATTCTGCCCCGTACGGTCCAGGAGCGGATCGGTCACGAAGTCGGCAATGATCTTCTTGAGCCGGGCCCGCTCACGGAGCTTGGGACCGTGCTCACTCCATGGCGACTCGGCGTGGTCGAACGGAATTGTATAACCCTTGTTGTCGCCGTTGGAGAAGGAGAGGCAGAGCAAGCGGGGGAACTTCGACTGGAACGGAGTCAGCGCTCCGGTCTCTGTGTCGAAACTGACCGTGCGCTTCTCCTCCTTGAATCTCTTGAACAACGCTTGGATCTCAGCCAAATTGTCGAGAACGAAGTATTCCCCCTCGCCGTCCTTCGTCTCCAAGGTGCCTGACAGGAATTGATGAGCGAGACCGATGGCCTCCGCGAACCGCTCCAATTCGTGGTCCATGAAGAGAACGTAGGAAGGATGCAGGCAACCGAGCACGGGGAGCACGGGGATGTCGGACCGGATCGTCTGCATGAACCGGCCCGACATCAACGTGATGCCGGTCTGCCCGGTGAGGAACTCCATGGGCTCATTGCTGAGGACTACAAGCAGCTTCGGCTTCCGCTCCTTGATCTCACGGATCAGCTCAGGTGAACAGGCCCGGATCTCAGTCTTCCCTGGCTTCTTGTTCCGAACCGTTCGACACCGGACAAGTTCTGTATATGCAACTCTGCTCGGATCGATGGGGAGGAACTCGGCTACAGTGTCCCGGAGCAGCTTGCCTGCCCGACCGACAAACGGAGTCCCGAGGCGGTCTTCATCACCGCCCGGTGCGTCACCGATGAAGAGGACATCGCACTCCGCCCAGGTCGGATCGCGGACATTCCGGGTCCGGACAACGTGGCCCTCGCGCTCCTTCGCCAGGATCTTCTCCGCATCGCGCATGTAGCTGGCCCGGAACGTGGCGAAGTCGTGATGGAAGGGGGCGAGCGGACACCACATGCAGCCGCTCTGCGGATCCGCGCCACAACTTCTGACGAACGATTGCGCCGGCACCGGAGGCTTCAGCCTGACCGCGGGGGCTTGCGTAGTCGTCCGTCGAACGGGGCCAGGAGTCCGGGCGCCGGGAAGATCCGGCGCGGTCTTGCGTATTGGCATCGGTTCAGGTTTTCCGGGGCGGCCGTACGGGAACAGGCCTGGAATCGACGAACAACGCCTTCCCCGCCTTCAACTCAGGAGCGGGGACGTGCGGGACAGGGAGCAGATAGACCGGTTGCCGGACAGCTTTGTCGGCACACTCCGAACGAAGACCACACCCCTTGCATGGAGGGGTGTGGTCAATGGTGCCGAAGCACTTCGGTTGACACGGTGTCAATGCCATCAGTTCAACGCCACTCCGAACCGCACCAGTGCACGGTACCCCATTGCTTCAAGTTCCCCTCTCCGCGTGAGCGACGGAGTATCGTGCGCTGCTTGTGTAATACCATTCACAAGGTTCCACAACGTGACCTCCTCTTCCTTGCGACCGTCGTCGAGGGCTTCCTGCTTCGCCTGCTTGACCACCTTCGGCCACAGCGACTCCGCACCGCCTTGCTTGTTGTCCTTGGTGAACGCAGCGAAGAGACCGATCTCATTGGGGAGCATGAGCTGCTCCGCAGCGGACCGGATCCGGGGGAGCAGTTCCTCGGCGCGCTGCGAGGCGTGCACGATGGCCTTCTGGGTGTCATACTCGACATCTTCGCCCCGGTGCACGATGTGGACCTCGCCGCCCTTGTCGCGGGAGATCGCACCGTTGGTGCAACGGAGACGCTCCATGTAATCTGCGATCTTGAGCGAGCGGTCCCCGTGGAGCGCGTTCTCCACGTTGACCCCGAAGCGCACCGCGTCGCCCACCTTGGCTTCGAGGAGCTTGGCAGAGACGATGGTCAGACGCATGTGCGGCCCGCTGAGCCAGCCATTGGTCATCACGAGGCCCTCCGCAGTGCTCATGGCGAAGTTCAGAACATCCTCGTTGCTGATCGGGGAATAGGTGTCAGTGCCGACGATGCCTTCGATCCGGTTCTCCCTGCTGTCGATGATCAGCGACTTGTCCACGCCGGATTTGAACACCGACCGCAGCATGGTCTGAACAACGTCGAGAGCCTGGGGCTCATCGACCTGGGCGAGGAGCCGGATGAATGTGACCGGTATGCGGGACCAGTGGCAGAGATCGTTGAAGGCAGCATGGCTGAGCTGCCAGTCCGTGCCGAGGACGTGGCCATCGGCATCGATCATCTTGACTGCGTCGTTTCCGGGGACCGTGGCCATCGCCTCAGTCTGCGCCTTGATGGCTTTGTGGAAGCCGTCGACGGTCTTGAAGTGGAGGGGAACGGGACGGGGGAGGCGGAAGCCTGCCTCCGCGTCTTTACCAGTGACGGAGGCCTTGAGCAGGTCCTTGAGACCCATGGGATACCCTTTCGCACACAGGGGCGGGACAGAGGGTCCGCCTTGATTCCCGGTGCTGACGGGATCCCTTATACCGCGTGGTGCGAGAGGAGGCAAGGGGGTACTTTCACCGCATCCGGGCTCGGGAACGGTCCCGGAACCTGGAGAGGACCTGACTGCGCAGGTCGGGTTGCTGCCTGGTCTCCAGGAGGGCGGGCAGCTCAGCCCGGCGCTCATCAGGGTCCCCCCAATCAAAGTACAGAACAGTGCAGAGCGGAACACGGGTGGAGAGCTTCCGGTGGATCCGCTCCGAATACTTTCCCGCATCGCTGTCGAGGGCGACGATCACCTCCTCCAGACCGAATTGAACAAGATCAGAGAGCAGATTGACCTGGGCATCAGAGATCTCCTTGCCAAGGATGGCCCCTGCATCACTGAACGCCATCGCGGAGATCGGACCCTCAGCAACCGCGATGATGGGGACCCCGCGGAGGTTGTCGTAGTTCCAGATCACATCGGTCTTCTTCACGAAGCCGTCCTGGTTCAGCGGATTCTTCGCCTTCACGACATGATCGCCACAATACCGGGTCGTGAAATAGATCTCACAACCGTTCTGAACAACCGGGAAGATGACCCGGTTCGCGTACTCTCCCCTCGCCGCGTACCCGAGCTGATACTTCTCCAAGAGATCGGGATGGATGCCGCGCACCGTCGTCATGTAGTGGTACCCCGGATAGCCCTCCTCGGATCCGATCGGCACCATCTCTGCGGGGAGCTTCTGTGGCTTCAGGACGGAGGCCTTATCGGCATCGCTGAGCCAGTGCTCGACATGATCCTTCAAGGTCACCGCGGGGAGCTTCGACTCACCCGCAATGATCTGAGCCTCGACGATCTTCAACACTCCATTGTTCATATCCCGGAAGAGCCGGTCGAGGTTGTGAGCCCGATAGGCGCAGCGGAAGCAATACGCGACGCCCTTCCTGAGATTGATGCTCAGCTTCTTCTTCGAGGACTCATCGCCCAGGATCTCGATGCACTTGTGGCAATGGAACTCGCGCTCGGCCCCGTTGCCGCTGCTGCGGCCCAGGCGCTCCTCCAGGTATTGAAGAAGCCCGGGGCGCTCCTTCTTCCCCGTCTTCGGCGGCTGGAGCAGTTGCCTCATGCCGAGGGAACCTTGGCGGAGGGCTTGTCCATCTTCCGTTTCGGACCGCTGCCGCTCTTCTTCGCGGGACCTTTGAACACGGGACCTGTACTCGGAGCCGCGGGCACGATGCCATTCTTGCCTTTGATCGCAGCCAACTTCGCATTGGTTTCGATAATGCGCTCCTGGATCCCCGGCTTCACCGCGCGCTCCGCGCCCTGGTAGATGAAGTTCTCCGCGATCGTAGTGCCGCCGGCACTGATGAGCTTGTCGCTCATGATTGCACAACGGTCCCGATAGATGTGGCAGTGGACCAGAGAACCATCCTCCGTGTTCCGGAGCTTGCCGAGGAAGAGCCGGCAGGTCGACGCGATCCGTTCATCCTTGGATTGGCAGAAGCCGACCGCGGCGTCGACAATGGCAGCCTTCTCGAAACTCTCCGAGAACTCCCCGATGGTGATGATGTCTTTTTCCAGCGAAGCCTTGTTGCCCTGCGAAGCGGTCCAACACGCCGCATCGAACTCTCCGGCGAGCTGACGGAGATCCTCGTACACGCCGGCCACCTCGTGTCGCATATCGCCCAGTCGGCGCTCGGCCCGGACAATGTCCCCGTAGTCGACAATGATGAGATCGGGCCGGAAGCCATCCGCGGCCAACATGGTGAGATGGGACCGGAACGTGTTCACAGAAGCGGAGCGGGTATTGTACCACTGCGTGATCAGGCGTCCCTTGATGAACTTCTCCGTGCGCTCCTCCAAAAGACGGCCATAGGCCTCAGGATCCTGCGACCGCGTCTTCACCAAAGCGCCCATCAAACGATCGTCGTACCGCTTCTCCACCTTCTTGCGTGGCATCTCCAAACTGTAATGGATCACGTTGTACTTCGAGGCAGAGATCAGGGCACCGAAGGCAATATTGATAAGCGTCGTCGACTTGCCTCGCCCGGGAGGGGCGATGATGACGCCCAGCTCACCGCGGCCCAAGCCGCCATCCATGGCGAGGTCGAGATGCTTGATGCCGGTGGCAATGGTCTCCTGGTCCTCTTCAGGAAGCGCATAGGACGCCGCACGCTCCTTCACCGTGACGACGTAGTCGGAGCCCAAGCTGAGAAGGTCTTCTCCGACGAGGCGGGCCCGGTCGAAGACGCCTTGGATCTTGGCCCTGTTCCCTGAATTGATCAACTCCATCGATTCGACGATGGCGACACAGAGCGCTTGGACCTTGCCGAACTCGACCACCTTCTTCGCCACCGCGGCGTGATCGCTGATGTCATCCTGGCACAGCTTGTCGAGGACAGCTTCGACATACGGCATCGTCTGCGCCGAAGTCAGCGCCTTGCAATCTTCTATCAAAGTCGCCGGAACGGGGAGACGCTTGTTCTCGTCGACGTGCTGAAGCAGCGCCTTGGCGATGATCTGATGGTTCTCATCAGAGAAGAAGGTGTGCTGGAGCGCGGAGCGATAGCGCAGAATGAACGTGGGCAGCCTAGCCATCACAGCCAGGATGTGGAACTGGAAACGGGGACCGAAGTCCTCCTCGTAATTTATGTCTTTCGGGTCGGTCGCCACTCGTGTCCTAACTCCGGCCTGATCGGCCCGTGTTCTTTCGGGTCGCGCACTATACGGGAGCACATCTGAACTATCAAGTCCGCGAATGCGCTGTGGTCAAAGGGGAGGTTGACTCCGATACGGTTCGACCAGTGCGGACTGTACATCGCGGCGCAGTAATCGGCCCCCTTCAGCACGGCGGCATTGCGCACCTTGTCCAATCTCCACACCGTCTCACGATCCGCTCCGGGAACTATGCTGGCGAGGCCTGCAACGAACTGCCACTCCGGCAGCATATCAAGAAGTTGAACAGCCTCAGCCACGGTCATCGTTTCCCCTGCGATCCTGGACTGGCTGAGGAACCAGAGCAGACGACACTCCTCCTGAGCGATCTCACAGAGCACGTGGAACAGGGCGGACTCCTGCGGCATCGAATCGACTTCGACCTGCTGCGTCTTTCTGTTCAATAACCGGATGTGGTCATTGTAGCGGTACTTCGCTTTTTCTCCGCTGAGCATGTTGGGCTGGAAAGAGGTCACCCGCGCCCCCGGGATCGCCTTCATCTTGAGGAGCCGAGGCTTGATCGCTTCCATCTGCGCCTGGATCCACAGCTCGGGATCGATCTCAGCTTCGGCGCAGTACGCGGCAACCTTGGCGAACATGGCGACGGCCCGGGGCGTTTCGATGGTACGGACCCACAGCCGCTCCCCGAAGACCCGCTCGTAGACGTGCTGATAGATCACGGCGAAGGGCTCATGCTCCGGAGCGCGGAACAAGGCAGCCTCGGCCTCCGCGGCGAGCTGGCTCAGCGACTTCCGCTCCCGCTGCGTCTGCGAGCGGACCGCACAGGTCGCCTGGAACCGGCACGGCTTGCAGAGCTTGCGGGCAACGTGGTGGTGGATCCCGTAACACGACGGCCTCCCCAACAGGTCAGGAACTGGCGCCTTTGACATCGTGTCAACGAGCCCGTGCTCGCCGGGACGGCTCCGGACTGATCAGTTGCGCCCTGGCCCGGTCCCAGTCATGGAAGGGCAGCAGCGTGGCGTGATCGTAGTCGTTGTCGTCCATCGCGGGCCACTCATAGATCGGGAGCACTTCGTACCCCTCCCGCTCCCAGATCTTGACCCGGTCCAAGCCGTGCTTGGTCAGCCTGGGATGGCTGGTCGGGATGAAGTCGACGATCCAGACCTCATTGCTGCCCTCCTTGCGCCGCATCCCGCGACCGACCCTCTGGACCGCGTTGGTGTTGGCGCCCTCGCTGAGGCCTTCGGCGTACACCATCGCGTCGATACCGGGGACATCTTCGCCTTCGTCCCAGATCGTCGAGGCAAGCACGAGCCGGATCTTCCCCGCGTCGAGCAGCTTCTTCGCCCGGTTCCGCTCCTCGATTGCGGTGTCACCCCACACGGACAGGAACTCGATTCCGGTCAGCTCAATCATCTCCGCGAGGGCTCGGTAGTGATCCTTGCGCCGGCAGAGCACGACGGTCCGGCGGCCCGCGTCGACAAGCCAAGTCGCCGCCCGGACCACAGCGGTGTTGTGCTCGGAGCAGTTGATCAGGGCTGTCGCATAGGCGTCCTGATAGCTCATCTGCATCCGTTTCACCTTGTCGCGGCCGTGGCTGTCCCGATAGACGACCTCCTCGACCGGCATGTCGGGGCCAGAGGCGTTCTCGGAGTACACCACGACGATCTTCGGTTTCGCGCAGGCTCCCGCGGCGACGAGGACATCGGTCTCGACTTCATAGATCACGGGGCCAGTGGCGCCCATCATGCGCAGATCGGCAAGTTCTGAATACTTCAGCGGAGAACCGCTCAAACCGAAGCGCCGCCGGGCCTGGCACTTCATCGCCACATTGTACCAACTCTCCGCGCTGGCGTGGTGGGTCTCATCCAAGACGAGGACCTTGGCCTCAGCGACGACGGCGCGGACAACGGGGTCGGCAGGATATTGAACAGTCCTCTTGTACCCCCGCTCCTGCTTCTTCCGCTCATAGGGCTCGAACTGTTGCAGCGTGGCGGCAGTCGCCACCGTCACCACCCCAGCGAACTTCTTCTGGTCCCCCAGCTCGCCCACCGTGATGTCGGCCCCGTAGAACTCGCGGAGCTTCGTGGCGGTCTGGTCGACGAGGCCTTTCTTCGGAACGACGATGAGCCCTCTCCACTCCCGCTCCTCCCACAAGTATTGACAGACCGCAGCGGCGAGAAGGGTCTTGCCCGATCCGGTCGGAGCCTTGACCACACCCCGCTTCGCCCCGAGCAGAGCCAAGATGCAGGCGCATTGGTCCGGCCGGAGCGTGACCCCGGGGAGGTACCGGTCACTGAACCGCGAAACATCGATCGGCTCCAGCTCCTCCAGCTCTTCGACCTCGACATCGGTGCCGATGGAGTCGAAG